TGCCGGGAAGCGTCGGCGGCGTTGGCGATGGTAACGGCCGCAACCGAACACGACCACCAGATAGTCGGATTCACCGCAGGAAACAGCGCAGGGTGGTCATTCCGGCGCGAAGATGCGTTGACTCCGCTGGACATCAGCCCGCGGCGCCGGCTGGACGACAACATCCGCGCCGTGTCGAACCTGCCGTTCGGCGGCACCGACTGCGCACTGCCGATGGTGTGGGCACTGCAGAACCGCGTAGAGATCGACACGTTCCACATCTACACCGACAACGAGACATGGCACGGACAGATCCACCCGCACCAAGCCCTACGGGAGTACCGAGAGAAGACCGGCATCCCGGCCCGCCTTGTGGTGGTGGCGATGACAGCCAACGGATCAACGATCGCCGACCCATCCGATCCCGGCCAGCTCGACGTCAGCGGTTTCGACTCAACCGTCCCAAACCTGTTGTCGGACTTCTCCCGCGGCGACATCTAACTGTGGATCCGCGAGCTCAACAGGCCCGCGAGCATCACCGCCAATCAGGAGATGCCTCGCGGGTCGCTGAGCAACACCGCCACCTGCGCGATGAGCTAGTTCGTGAACTGTGGCGCACCGACCGTGAACGCTGGACCTACGCCACACTCGCCAAAGCAGTCGGATGTTCACCCGAACTGATCGCCAAGATCATCAGCGGATGCACGAAACCATAAGCAGTTTGCTGCATTTCGTTTCAGCCTCGTATTCACCTGTAATCCGGTTCTGAAATTAGTTAGCTGATCTGCCGCATGGGTCGCGGCGAAACCACCAGGAGGGGGACAACATGCTCATTGACCTCGGCTTCGTCGCACTCGCGCTCGGCATCATCCTCGTCGCCCTCGGCTATACCATCGAATCCCGATGCGTACGACCGGGATGGGCGGCCATCATCTTGGCGATCGTGTTGATCTTCATCGGCGCTGTCCTACCACGCATCACCGGACCGCACGACTACTACGACAACACCGCAGAAGCGATCCAGTACAGCTGGATCGGCGGCTGAGTTTCAGCAACATTTAACAGAGATAGTCCCCGGCGACGCCTGCCAGCGCCCCGGGGTTTGGCCAAACCTGTACGAGAGGTTCGACATGGGTCAGCGTACCGTCGTCTGCGCATGGTGTGGGAATCAGTTCACAGCAATTCGGAAAGATGCCCGATTCTGCAAGAGAAACTGCCACAACCATTACCAAAAGGGCCAGATGCCGGAGGGCCGCAAGTGCCTGTGGTGCGGTGGACCGATGGATGGCAAAAGACGTGGTGCCCTCTACTGTTGCCGACAGCATAAGAAGAACGCTGCTGCGGTCAGATTCAGAGAGCGAAACCCGGGCTACTACAAGCAATACAAGGACTGCCCGCGCAGTTTAGCCTGGCGAGCAGCAAATCGAGAACGCTTCGCTGCTGCGGCCCGCGAAGCTAGACGGAACGCCACCCCGGAGCAGTTGGCGAAGCTCCGAGATCAATCAGAGCAATGGAGAAAAGCTAACCGCGCCTACTACCAGGTTCGGGAACGAAACCGTAAGGCGATGAAGATCAACAACCCCGACAGCGTCGGGGTTTCCTTATCGGACTGGACACGCCTGTGTCGTCGCTACAACAACTGCTGCGCATACTGTGGCCAGAAACAAGACGGCATGCCACAGATGGATCATGTCATTCCCTTGATCAAGGGTGGACGTCACGCAATTGGGAATGTTCTTCCTGCGTGCCGAAGCTGCAACATCTCAAAGAACGCAAGGTATCTGATCTCCTGGCGCTTCTACTGCAAGAAACCAGTGTCGTGGCCAACGGCCGCATGATGAGCAGAGGAGGTGAACGCCAATGACCGACCCAAACCCCGCATCCGGAATGCCCATTCAATTCCAGAAGTACTGGCTCGCAGGAGCCGGTGCCGCCAAGATCCGCTGGGGAACGGGCGGCGATTGACTTCGACCGCTGCCGGACCGCCATCAACGAAGAAATCGTGAAGCACGGACACGATCCGTTGCCGCCCAATGAGATATCTGGTCTTTGTGCCATTCTTCACCGCAAGGCGACTGGGGCAACTCCTGGTCATGCGCCTGGTGAGAAGGCGGAAAAGGCAGCGAAGGTGAACCACTGAGGTGGGTTTCCATGATGAAGATGTGGTCAGGGCTCGGCATCTTGCCGACAAAGATCCCGTTATTTACAGTCCGCGTGAAGCGGGGAGTGAGGCTGACTACACCTGCCATCGGCCGTACTTTCTCAGGGTTGAGTGGACGGCCGCTGGTGAACGGGTTTGGACCCGCATAGATGCCGTTGCTTGATGCAGCGGTTCTTGTCGCCTGGTCGTTCCCGTCGGTGTTGGTTGGCGGCTTCGCGCTCGGGCATTTGCTTACCACGTTGATCGACAGGTCGTAGGTGTCTCGCGGTCGTAACACCACCACCCGGGATCAGCACCGGACGATCATCGCCCGCGGTAAGCCACCGTGCTACCTGCAAGACCTCAACCTATGCCGCTTCCCAGGCGAACCCATCGACTACGAAGCACACCACCTGGACCCGCGGTCCTTCGCTGTCGACCACATCGACCCCAACGGGCCAGACACACTCGACAACAAGGCGGCCACCCACAGGGCTTGCAATCGGGATAAGTCGAATAAGCCGTTACCGGTTATGACTGGTGGTGTCACGTTCGTTACCGAACGCTGCTGGTGGAGAACAGCCCGGATCGACTCGGAGGTAAGTCATGGAATGCCCTGAATGCGGACTGCCGGTAATCGTCGCGGAGGGTTCCATCACCCCACACCAACGCCCTGACACGCTCGCGCCATGCAACGGCAAGGAGGCCACGACCCATGCGACCACGCGTGAGGATGGTCCCAAGCAGGAACCTGCGAAGAAGCCGGCAGTGAAAGCGCCAGCCAAGGCCGCTGCTAAGGAACCTGCCAAGGCCAGCAAGACCGCCCGCAAGTCCTGAAAACCCACTGGGGGGGTGACCGGTCAGCCGTCCGGCCCCGCACCTCCCAGGCATAGGCGGGGCGAGAGGGAGCCCGAATTTTTTCTTCGCGAGGGAGGTGAAGCCGGTGCCGAGAGCTGAGGAGGCGCAGGTGATCGCCATGCCAAAGCGTGAGAATGATCCGCCTGTGGAATCCAAGGTGACGCCGTGGGGTGCACTTGGGTTCGCTACTGAGCGGGACATGTTGATTGATGATCTGAAGACGCTTGATGACCGGATTAAGGCCGGGTCGACGACTGCTACTGCGGTGGCTGCGTTGAGTAAGCGGAAGCAGGAAGTGTTCGAGCAGATCAAGATGCTGGACGCCGATGACGATGATCTGGACACGATCATTGATGAGTCGGATGACGAAGCATGGGATGCCGGAAGCTAGCAGCTTAGTTCCCGGTGCTCGATATGCGGTTCCTCCGCAGGGGATTGTGGCGACGGCGTGGCCGCGGGTGCGGAATACGTGCCGCAATGTGGGGTGGCGTTTCGATCCTTGGCAGGAAGCGGTCGGCCGGCTGATCCTGGCGAAGAAGGCGGATGGCAGGTGGGCTGCTGATCTGTCGATTCTGTCGATACCTCGGCAGGTCGGGAAGTCGTATCTGCTGGGCTGCATCATCTTCGCGTTGTGTTTGTCGAGTCCTAAGCTGCGGGTGATTTGGACGTCGCATCACACGGCGACGACTGAAGAGATGTACGAGGCTATGAAGGAGTTGGCGCAGCATAAGCGCGTCAAACCGCACGTTTTGAAGTGCATCGCCTTGCAGGGTTCACGATGGCGGATCCAGTTCGCGAACGGTGCGCGGATCGATTTCGGCGCCCGCTCGCAGGGTTTCGGTCGTGGTAAAGCCAAGGTTGGCGTGTTGGTGTTGGATGAGTTTCAGCACATCACTTCTCGAGCGTTGACCAACTTGGCGCCAACGACGAACCGTGCTGGTAATCCGCTGATCTTGTGTGCTGGTACGCCTCCGGGGCCTGAGGTCAGTGGCGAGGCATTCTCGATGCGGCGTACAGCAGCGATCGATGGTTTGGCGAACGACTCGCTGTATGTGGAGTTCTCGGCTGACCCTGATGCAGACCTGGATGACCGGGAGCAGTGGGCGAAAGCCAATCCTTCCTTCCCGACGCATACGGGTGAGCAAGCATTCCTGCTTAACCGCAAACTGCTTGATGAAGACAACTTTCGGCGCGACATGCTCGGTGTGTGGGACGAGGTATCGCGACATGAACCGATTGTCACTGCGATGGTGTGGCGCGATCTGTTCGACTTCGGGCCACCAGCGGATGTGAAGCCTGATGCACTGGGTGTGGACATGTCGCATGGTCGCGACATTTCGATCAGTGCATGTTGGCTTGATGGTGAATCGGCGCACATCGAGGAAGTGTGGACCGGCGCTGATGTCGCAGCCGCGACGGAATGGATCGAAACAGTAGCGGGGCATCGGATGCCTGTGGTGATCGATGATGTCTCCCCAGCATCTCAGATGCAGCCGGGATTAAAAGCGCGGCGGGTGAACGTGCGGCGCTCATCGGCTAGGGACATGGCCAAAGGGTGTCTGTTATTTGAGACACGCGCCAATGCAGGAACTCTCAGCCACGCCGGTCAGGAATCGCTAACGAAAGCTGTGCTCGGAGCCCGTAAACGCGCGATCGCCGATGCTGGCGGTTGGGGATGGGATCGCCGAGACTCCACAGTCGCTATCCATCCGGCAGTTTCCGGGACGCTGGCCCTTCTCGGTGCCGTTTCTCGCGGCACACCTAAGGATCCGAGTGGTCGTCGTACCGCCATTGTCATGTGAGGAGGAGAGTGGATAACCAAGTTCTTCTCCCCAACTCCGACGTGTCAGCGGAGGAACAGGCGATACTGACCCGGCTGCTGCAGCAGTTGGAGTTGAAGCAGACCCGGAACATGCTGCGTGACTCCTACTACGACGGCCGCCGCGCGATCAACCAGGTGGGGACGATCATCCCGCCGCAGTACTACAAGCTCGCCATCGTTTTGGGCTGGTCAGCGAAAGCCGTTGACACCCTGGCTGACCGGTGCAACCTAGACGGGTTCGTGTGGCCTGATGGTGATCTCGGGTCGGTCGGGTTCCAAGAGGTGTACGACAAGAACTATTTCGGCACCGAAATCAACTCGGCGATCACCCAGTCGTTGCTGCATGGGGTGTCGTTCCTGATCAACACGGTGGGGGACACCTCGATTGGTGAGCCGGCTGGGTGTATCCATGTCAAGGATGCCCGCAACGCGACCGGCACATGGGATGCTCGAGGCCGCCGCCTGGATAACTTGCTCTCTGTCACGAGCCGCGACCAGTCGGGTTCCATCACTGGTTTGGCTTTGTACCTCAACGATGTGACGATCACCGCGGAAAAAGATGACTCTGGGTGGTCTGTTGACCGCACGGAGCATTCGTGGGGTGTGCCGGCTGAGCCGATGGTATACCGGTACCGCACCGGCCGCCCGTTCGGAACATCGCGGATCTCGCGGTCGGTGATGTCGCTGCATGACATGGCGTTACGGACGGTGATCCGCATGGAAGGCCACGCCGACACCTACAGCTTCCCGGAAATGTGGCTGATGGGCGCTGATGAGTCGATCTTCAAGAACGCTGACGGCACCCAGAAAGCGGTGTGGCAGGTCATGCTGGGGCGGATCAAGGCCATCCCCGATGATGATGAGGCGACGAATCCGCGGGCGGATGTGAAGCAGTTCTCGGCGTCGTCTCCGCAGCCGCACATCGATCAGCTCAAGCAGCAGGCACAGTTGTTCTCGGGGGAGACGTCGATACCGTTGACGTCGCTTGGTGTTTCGGACATGTCCAACCCGACATCGGCGGACTCCTATGTGGCTTCGCGGGAAGATTTGATCGCCCGGGCTGAGGCCGCCACGGATGATTACAGCCGGCCGTTGAGGCGGGCGATGGCGCGCGCGTTGGCGATGCAGAACAACCTCAAAGAGATACCCGCCGAATGGTCGTCGATTCAGCCGAAGTGGCGGTCCCCGATCTACCTTTCGCGGGCGCAGCAGGCCGACGCGGGGATGAAGCAGGTCACCGCCATCCCGTGGCTGGCAGAGACCAGTCTGGGGTTGGAGCTGTTGGGGTTGGATGACCAGCAGATTCAGCGGGCGATGTCGGAGAAGCGCCGCGCGCAAGGAGCTTTGGCGGCGATCCAGGCGTTGCAGAACGCTCAGAACGCTGCGTTGAAGCAGGATCAGCGGGTCAATGACCTCACCGGATCAAACCAGTAACCAGACACTTCGACAAAGCCTCATCACGGTCACAGCTGCCGCTGCGACGGATTTGGCTCCCCTGTGGCGGCTACCGACACCGGAGCTCATCCAGGCGCTGTTTGATGTCGTCCCCGGTGTGGTGCAGAAGTGGAACCTCGCGTCAGCGTCGGTGGCGGCGGACTGGTACGACACACTCCGCGAGGAAAACGCCATCCCAGGCAGATTCACCGCGATCATCCCCGATCTGGGAGACCAAGGGGGACAAGCATTGGCGGGGTGGGGTGCCGAAGCACTCAAAGCACCGCAGGATTTGTCGCCGAGTGAAATGCCGGTCACGCAACTAGACCCGGTGGAGGAGACCCAATATCGGGTTGAGGGCGGCCTGCAGAAACGCTTAGTGAACGCGGCGAACCTCACCATCACCGGTTCCTCGCACCACGACCCCAACGCGCGGGGGTGGATGCGCCGCACACGCCCGGGGGCATGCAATTTCTGCCTCATGGTGGCTTCCCGCGGTGCCGTCTACACGAAAGCGACGGCGACGTTCGC